AGACATTTTTTCAGCTGCAGCTTCAGATGCTCCTGTCGCAAAACTTAATTTAGTTGCGTTACTAGAAGAACTAAAGTCACCTTCTGAAATTGCAGCTATGTGAGCTGCAACGAGAATTGCATCTGTTCCTGTTCCTTCGTCTGGTGCTTGAAATTCAATTTTTCCCAATACATCTGAAGCGGCGATATCTGTTTCACCAGTTTGTAAAGTAAGGACAATCGGTTTATCATCAGCAGTAGCTGCAGATTTTAATCTAAGTCCTACATCTGGAACGTGAGTAAGTGTAATGTCTGAGTCTATACCAAAATAAATTACTGAACTATCGTAAAGATAAATGTCACTAAATTCTACTGATGCAGTTCCTAAAGAAGCACCATCTGGAGATGGGGGGGTTAGTGTTGTGAATGTTCCGACTGCTGAACTAAGTGTGACTACACTTGCAGTTGCACTGAGTCCAGTTGTAAGAGCAGTTCCAGTTCCTAGTAGTGTATAAATCTCTGAGAAATTGTCATTGATTTTATCACCACCAGCTCGCAGACTATCCCCTGTTCCGTCATCGGCCGATGTTCCTAAATCTAGTGCTTGGTATGCCATTTTTTTAATTTCCTATATATCTATTCTATTTATAACGATTTATACAGTTGCATCAAAAGTTTTTGCACTTGAATCAAATCGTATTGATCGTGAAATATCAAAACCACCAAACCCACCTGCGCCTGTTGCATAGCTAGCAGGATGAATGTTATCAATATTTTCGTCTGTTGCTAATTCAAATCTAAATCTATCCCCTGCATTTGTAGAAGAATCGTCTGTGCCGTTTAATACTACTGCGCCCTCACCATGAGATACTCCAGTATCAAAAAATGATTGCATTGTGATTGGATTGTTTTCATACAACCCTAGTGGGTCAGTTCCGTCATATACCAGATTATTCCCATCACTACCAAAACCATCTTCTAGTTGAATGTTTGTAACTTCAAACGCATCATCTTCTAAATCAATCGCACCATACTCAGTAGTTTGAATAAAGCTAGAACGAGCAAACGGTTCAAAGTTTGAATTGGTTAGATTTTGGAATGGTACTGTTCCACTACTTGAACCATCTTCAGCTTCAAGTCTATCGCTTTCAATTATTAATTTATTATTAAATCCTACACCAGTTTTATCTTCAAGAACTATTTTGTCTCCGTAATGTTCTGGAGCAGTTGTTTCATTTTCTTGTCTAAAGAAACCAGTTTCTTGACTTTCTTCTAATAGTATTGCAACTGGATCAGATGGTCGTGTGTTTGCAGAGTCAATTTCATGATCTGTACCACGATCATCACCTAGTTGTGAATCATGACTTAACACAATTAAATCTGGGCGAATAATATCTGACAAAGTAATGTTGCTATAAGTGGAAACACTTTCTCCAATTATATCTGCATCTGCATTAGAAGAATTTTCGTCTGTGCCGTTTAGTACAATACTATCTCCAGCATTAGTCGAACTTCCATCTGTTCCATTTAAAACTATTTTATCATTTTCATACTCTAAAATATTATCAAATGTAAAGTGTGAATTATTGTTAGGGTCATCTTCTAGAAGAAACCTTACACCTTCATCAATAATAGTACCAAAACGATCTTCACCAAAATTTATTACTAATCGACCACTTTTTTGAGTTCCTTTTTCTAATTCAATAAAAGTAGAAGAATTGTGAAATGGGTCTAATCCAAGCAATGTCAATCCATTATTAGCATGTCTTGGAGTTGCAAGAGGTATATTAACTTTTGTGCTAATAATAGATACAACAGATAAGTCATAGTCACTTCCACCACCAACATTAGAAGTTTCTAGTTGTTGAGAACCACCAGCCTCATTGAGAAGGGTATTGTCCTCATTAGTTAAAGCGAATAAACCAAATTTACCCACATGGTCAGAAGATGCAATTTCTAATTCTAAAGATTCTTCATAATCAGTTCCGTCTGAGTCTGTTCCATCAAGAAGAATATCTCCACCAGCATCTGTCGGACTTACATGACCGCTATCGCCTGTACCATCTAATGCAAGATTGTTTGAAAGTGCGATACCAGCTTCAGAGATAATTCTGTCACCACCCTCTTGAATTATAAAACTCTCAGGAGATGTTGCGGTTGTGTCTGTCGTATCTTCTAGTTTTATTCTTTCATCAAGTCGTATAAACGCAGTTTCTTCTTCTCTTAAAAAGGAACCAGCATCACTTGAACTTGAGTCTGTTCCATTTAAAAGAATTGCATCAGTGATAAATGTTACATCTTCAGCATCTTCTAGAATAACTCTTTGTTCGTATGCTCCCACTTCATTACCATTTGGATTTGTTCCCAAACGTCTTTGGAATGTTTCATCAAACAGAACTTTAAATGTAGATGCAAGTATTGGGGAGAACTTATCATCTGGTTCAACTGAATTAATGTTACTATAGTAACCACCGCCAAGAGAAGAACCAGCGTTTGCTATTGCAGTTGATACAGATGAAGCAATTTTAACTTTACCAAATATTGCAAACCCAGCTGGATGTACTGCTTTCTTTAATTGATCTAGATATGAGTTACTTCCAAATCCAGCTTCAATCTCATATGAAAACTGTTGGTAGTAATAAGAATCTTGAATACGATTTAAATCCTCACCAATAAGACTCGTAATATCTTGTCCGTATGTTTTTGCAGTTTCAGCCGTTGTAGAAATTACTGCAACACCCGAAGCAATATTAGCTTTAGCAATTTTTGCTGATGCTCCACTTGACGATGTAATTGTAGTTGGGTGTGGATTGATACCTGTTGCATCTTCGAAAAAATCTATAGTTGTGAAAACAACGTGTCCATTTTCATCTGCTCCATCTGCATTAGTACCATCAAATATTATTTGACCGTCACCCTCATCAACATCTTGTAACAATAATGTATTTTCATCTGTTCCGTCTGAGTCAATTCCGTCTAAAACAATTTGGTTATGATCACCAAATTCTTCATTTAGTATTCTACTATTTTCGTCTGTAAATAAACCATCTACAACAGTTGTGTCTGTTCCTTCTAAAAGTGTAAATCCACTGGGGTCGCCACTTCCTATTGTATCAAATGCAGCATTAGTTATAAGTCTACTATCATCGTTCTGTAATTGAGAAGAAAGTAGTGTAGATTCTTCAGTTAATATTCTTTCTAACTGATATGAAGTTGCTCCGATAGAATTAAATTCATCTGACACAATAATAGACTGACCATCTTCAGTTTGAATACCATCACCAATATCAGTACCATCTCTTGAACTACTTTCTAACTGAATAGGAAAGTTAATTACGTTATCTGGAGATTCTAAAACAATCGCACTACCAGCAGTTTCTCCTGTACCATCATCAAGAACAATGTACTCATCATCAGTAGCAGTTGCGTTAAGTCCAATAAACTGAGCACCATCTTCTGTTAAAATAAATTCTTCTTCGTCAAGAGTATCATCAAAAATCATTCTGGTATCTAAGTCATCACCACCAACTCTCAAAGAATCTTCAAGCGTGATACCTTCTTCATCTGCAACTTCTAATTCTAATCTTACAACATTATCAAATGAAGTTTTTAATACATTAGTAGTATCGTCAAAAGATACAATTGTTCCTGTGTGACCTGATGAAGCAAGAGTTTCGTTAGCTGCAAAAGTTCCTGTTATATCTTTAAGAACAAAGTTTGCATTAAAATCTGAAGTTGGTTCAGCAGTATATGCAAAACCAGCATTAGTAATATCTACCTCTCCTACTGCTCCAATGTTATCAGTTGTTGCAAGTAAACTTGTACTTGTGCCTGAAGTAGATGTGACTGTAACTGTTGGAAGTTTATTATATCCAGAACCACCATTCGCAAGAAATATTTTTGTTATTCCACCAGTGTAATCTGTTCCTTCTTCAATTGCAATTTGATCACCACCAACTGTTCCGTAAGTATCTTCCCCAACAAATGTTGTTTCTAATATAAAACTATGACCAGCATGAAGCGAATCACCATCAGTTCCGTTAAGTAATAGTTTTTGACCAACTGATTCTTCCGTTGCAGTTTCAAGTTCTATGTCAACTAGATATTCTTGTTCGGTTGTTGCATCTTCAAAGACTAAAAAGTCTCCACCATCTGTAGAGTATTTGTCTGTACCGTTAATAACTATTGAACCATCAATTATAGAAACAAATCCAGCTGCGGTTGAGGTATTAGAATCTGTAGTAGTAAAAGTTAGAACATCTCCAACTTCATATTTTGTTCCAGCATCATCAACAACAACTCCACTAACTTCACCAGAATTGATGTTGTTAACTCTGGCTGTTGCTTCACCGTTACCAATATTTTCGTCAGTATCAAGAGGGAAAATTTCAGATGCACCGTATAGCGCACCCCTTTCATTAACTGTTACTGATGACACTATTGAATTAACGGTAAATGACATTAACGTGTCAGTGACATTTGAAACTACTTGTATTGTTTCCCCTCTAACAAACGAAGCATTTGGAGATAAAGAATCACGATTAAGTTCAAATTCTATTATTGAAACTGAAGATTCATTTACTGACAAAGATGAAACAACAACCGCTGATGCACCAGAGGTTAGTCCTGTAATTGTTCTACCAATTGCTTGATCCCCAACAGCACTTCCTGACGGAGCAACTCTCATAATGAGTTTGTTACCCCAATTACCACCAGAAGCTCTCACCATATATTTGTTTGGATATATTACTTCAGGAGTTTCACCAAGTATCATATTGAAGAATATTTTATGTCCTTCTGATGTACCCTTTGCTCTATAGAGTTCACGAATATTTTTAACAAGACTTCTCTTTGACACGCCGTCTGCAAGTGTCAAAGGAATTGCGTTCATAAACTCATCTCGGAACTGATCTAAGAAATCATAGATAGTGTTATCGATATCTGCGTAGGCCAACAGCTGTTGTATGGTCTGTACAGGGTTTGCACGATACCTTGTGACTACTGCACTTGAAGAAGAAGTTCCACCAGTAATGGTTTCGCCTGTTACAAATTTTTGTTGTGAAGTAATGAAAATTCTTGGGGTGGTAGAATTACTTAAATCATCTACCAGAATTTTTGCAGTTGCTTTTGAAGTTCCGCCAGTTATAGTTTCACCTACAATAAACTTTCCTTCTGTTCCTGCGCCTACTTCTAAAGTAATTTTATTACCATCAACATCTAAAACATTAGATGCAGTTTCTAATTCTAAAAGAAGATTATCAATATTTACTGTGACTCTAAGTTCAGCAGCTTCTAAATATTCATAATAGTGCTTCAGAAATACGGAGAAAATCGGGTGGTCTGATTGAATAAAATCAGGCAGTTGGCCATCAATTAACGTACTTATTTTTGTTGTTAGATTACCAGTAGAGTCAATATCAGAATCATATGTTGCCATCTTTAATATCCAGATGGGGTGCTATAAGAAGTGCTTGTTGTATAATTTCCAGCAGCACCCGAATCTCCTACCGCAACAGTATCAACCTGCCCTGTTACTGTAGTGTTTGTAAGGTCTAGTTCTAATATTTGATTTCGAACTGGAGCAATATCTTTTGAGTTTGGAATAACAGTAAGACGAACTTGCGTTGAAGTTACACCATCAACATCTGAAATTGTAGTTATAAAAATTGATTCTATAAAAATTGTGCCTGTTGCATAATCTATTGTTCCAGCAGTTGAATCAACATAAACTCTTTTCCCAACTTGAAGATAATAAAGTCTTACAATTCCTTCACCATTATCATCAAAGAAATGTTCGTTTGTTGTATCACCACTAATAAAAAATCCTGTTGATGAGAGTATTCCACCGCTTGCTGCATTATGTCCAGAGTGAGGATTATAAAGTGCATTGTTGAAGTAGATATAATATGATGTAACCTCAGTAGTTGTTGGAGTAAAAAACTTACCCAAAGTTACGTTAGTTGTATTACTTAAAATTGAATCTTGTGCATCATCAATAAGTCTAGTAACTTGAGAATGTCTAAACAGTTGTTCAAATTCTCCAAGGTTATTTGTATTGTATGATGTTATTGCAGCAACTATTTGAGATTCTATTTGACTTAAAGCTAATGATGTTTTATTAGAATTGTATTTAAATGATACATTTAAAATTAAGAAAGTTGTTTCTGGGTCAACAATAACTGGTGTAATAGATGCAATAGTATATTTTCCAAAATCAGATACGAGTTGTTTTTTTTCTGTTGCAGTTAAATTTAATCCTGTTGTTGCGACAATCGAAATAAATACTTTACCATATTCAGCTGCACTAACCACACCTAAACTAGAATCAAACGAACCATTCTCTCCACCAAACACTTGCACTGATTGTGCATTTGCATAAAGTTTTTTAGCATACACTTTATAATCTTCTGTGGTCACACATCTTCCTTGAGATGCATAATCCAATGGAGCATTATATTTTATAGAAGTAATAGTTTCTGGTTCTGAACCACCGTTTGCAACATCTACAACTTCAACCGATACATCAGAAATACCTCCAATTGTTGATGAATTTTTAAAAATAGATGCACCGTTTGCGGCTGTAGTATTGCTAACAACATAAGTAAGAATTACAATATTCCCATCAGACAGTGCAGTACCAATAACTCCATCACCAAAATACACTTCAAACTTTCCGTTCTCTACTTCTTGTAAAAAATAAACATCACTTTCAGAAGTGACTTGTGTTATATCTGTTGCTTGTGTGAAAGTAGTGGTTGTACTGTCAGAGCTTGAATTCTGCACTACAACTTTTAATGTAGAAGTATCTGCTCGTCTATTAGGAACAAGAAATCTTTGGTCGGCATCTGTTGAGTCTACAGAATATCTAGTTGTTACAAAAGTTCCCTCATAAATTTTAGTTAAAAGAAAAGGAATCGAAGAACCAGTATTAGATGCTGTTATTGCATCAGATGTAACAAACTGATAGTCTGTTCCATTTACAGTAGAGTTAAATATCGTTCCAGCTGACATAGTTGCACTAGTTGAAGAAGTTGTGTTCAATGAAATATTAACTGTTGCAACTGCAGCTCTAGCAGAGTTAGGAATATACCCTAAAGTTTTTGCATGAGAAACTACACTTGACCTAAGAGATGCGCTGTCTAGAAACATTTCGTTTGCTAACATGTTTGCATTGAAACCCAGATAGTGAGTGTTGTATGCAAGAACATCTAGTAGTGCGTTCATTCCAGAACCTTCGAAATCATAGTCCGTAAATTCTGTTTGCCCAGATAAAAAAACTTTAAGGTTATTTTTGACTTCATCAAAGTCAAACTCTGTTACATTTAATCTCTTTGTGTTTATTGCCATTATCGCAATCTCTCTAATAGTACGGTTAGGTCTACTAACTCGGTTGGAGCATTTAAAACATAAAATTCTATAGTCAACTCATACGCATTGCGATCTAAATCTGGTGTTGCTTTAACACCAACCAATTGCGCTCTTGGTTCAAATTGAGTTATAACATCTTCTACCTTTCTAGTTAAAAGATATGCAGATATGGGAGTCATCAATTCGAATAATATTTCTCTTACCCCACAACCAATTTCTGGGTGAAAAGGTTTTTCGTAATGATTAGTTAATACTAGATTTCGGATAGAACGCTTTACAGCTGCAATGTCTGTTACTTTTTCAATATCAGATTTTGCACCACTTGCTGTTACTGCACCATCACTATTTTTCGAAGACAATTTCTTTTTTATAAAAAATAAATTCAAGTCTTTATATTGACGAACATTACGTTCAATATTGTTAAGAGCTTGAGCGTCTTTAAATGATGTTGGTGTTGGCATATTATACTCCTCTATCTATTTATAACAATACTTCACCGATTGTTTATTTAATTTTAGGACTTCCTTTATCTTTAACTGCTTCTTCATTTCCATTAAATGTTGGGTCATAGTTGTCGTTGTATTGGTATGATACTTTGTAAATAAACTCGTCCTTTTTTCCTGTTATCTTATCGGGTTTTGCACCTGTGGCATCGTAGTATCTCCGTCTAACCCAGATACCATTTGCAAAAGTACCGTCTTCTAAAGGTGCATTTCCGTTTGAGTCAGCCCAACCTATTAAAATTCTACCATTTTTATCTACCGAATATACATCACCGTATGCCGGAGGATTTCCTGCAACTGATATTACTCTGGGTGAGGATTTACCTGATGGTCTTCCTCTAACTACCGCGAGTTTAACAGCTTTATCAGATAATGTAATAATATCAATTTTGATCGTCCCACTATTACCATTCGCATCCGTCCATGTTCTAGTTTCTGTTTTGAATGTATTTGGATTATCTTTTGTTGCAGTTTGAAATATTTTTTCTATTTTGTTAGTAGGTCTTCTAGAAAACCCATGTGTAGCTACATTTGCCCTTAAATTTGTTTCCCCACCACTAGTTGTAGTAACCTTTGTAACAGACTCAGTTGCTGTTGTTACAGTTGAAGTAATAGTTGCACCGTCTTGTTGAAATTCTTTTGTTTCGCCGGCAGATGAGATCACAGTAGTTTCATCTGGAGAATGCGTGATCGTAATTTTCTTTGCTTTATTTGTCACTGTAAACGCACCAGCATTTACTGATGGGAGGACTTTTGGAGTATCTCTTTCAAACTGTTCAAAAGTTTTCCCCAGTTCTACTTGTGCTTTAGCAAGTTTTGGATTACTTACTACTGTGGATACTTCTTCTACCACAGTATCTACAGTTGGTTGTAGAACCGCAGATGCTTTTTCAAATGCAACTCCCCCAGATGCAAGCACTTCAAAGTTTGGAACAACATCTTGAATTCTTGTTCCAGCTGCTCTTGCATCTGTAAGAG